ATGTTATCATTTACTGAAGAATCAAATTTAAAAAATAGTAAAAAACTTGCTATTATAACAGTAGAAGAAATTTTAAATTTAGGATTATTATATAAACAGTCAAGTATTGAAAAAGGAAATAAAATATGTTTAAATACTTCTCAAAAAGAATTTTGGAATAAGGTAAAAAAAGAAATTCAAAATATTTAAAAATAATATGGAAAATAAACAAATTGTATTAAACGAAGAAGATTTAATAATTATAGAAATAATGCAAGAAGAAGCACAAAGCATTAATCATTATAAAAGTATAGATGGGAAATTTTATACAACTATATATTATTTAAAAAAAAATGAAAGTAACAAATAAAATAACAATAACAAACGAGGACAATATGCTTTTGATGTCACGTTATCCTGATAACTATTTTGATTTAGCTATTGTAGACCCGCCTTATGGAATTAATGCAGATATAGTTCAAAATGAATTGGGTGGTAAAAAAGGATTTACAAAAGGAGCAGGTACTTATACCAAATATCACAAAACAGAATGGGATTCTTCAGTACCTTCAAATGAATATTTTGATGAATTAAAAAGAGTTTCTAAAAATTATATTGTTTGGGGTGGTAATTATTTTCAATATTTAAATGATAATGGTATTGTTATTTGGTATAAAGGTGATAGTGGTAATTTTAAAGAAGGAGAACTTGCTAAAACAAATATTAATACTTTTAAAGTTTATAAATATAGTAGAGCAGATGCTTATATTAATGATTGCGACATTAAAATACATCCGACACAAAAACCACCAAAACTTTATAAATGGCTATTAGATAAATATGCAAAAGAAAATGACAAAATACTTGACACACATTTAGGTTCAGGTTCAATTGCAATAGCTTGCCACGATTACGGATTTGAATTAACAGCTTGTGAATTAGATAAAGAGTATTACGATAAAGCAATACAAAGAATAGTAAACCATACTAACCAAACTAAACTATTTTAATAATGGAAAATCAGATAAAAAAATTAATCTTAAGAGAATTAAAAGTAGATATAACTGAAAATTGCAGGAAGCGAGAAATAATTGAAGGTAGAGCATTATATTTCTATTTAGTAAGAAAGCTATATAAGAAAAGAAGCTTACAATCTATAGCATCAGACTTTGAAATGAACCACGCTACAGTAGTACATTCACTTAAAAACTTTTCAGTATATGAAACATACAACCCAAAGCTATTAGACTGCAAGAATTTAATATTAAAACTATTGGGTGGCGAAGTAGAACAAGAACTATCACAAGAAGACATCTTTAAGAAGAAGCTGCACGATTTAGAAAAGCAATTGAATCAACCAAGATACGAATACAAAATAATAGAAAACCTTAACAACCTATTAGAAGCTACTAAAGGAACAGAACAACACGAGTTAATTACTTTACGATTAGAAGCATTCTATTCAATGAATAAAAACATTAGGCTATGACACCAAAAGAAAAAGCAGAAGAATTAGTAGATAGTTTTAAATTTGAAACTAAACAAAGTGAAATAATTAACGATATTATTTTAGGAGATATTTCTGTTGTATTTCAGCATCATAAAGCAAGACAATGTGCATTAATAGCAGTTGACGAGATACTGAATGCTATTGAAAATGTATTTATTCCATCTGTATCTAAATTAAATTCAACTTATAGATATTGGCAAGAAGTTAAACAAGAAATAGAAAAGTTATGAAGATAACAGAAATAATAGAAATTTTAAGAAACGATAACACATCTTACCTATGGGACTTACCTAAACCTAAATGGGAAGCTATAGACTATTATAATCTAAATCAAATTAAACAAGGTAACGATTACAAAAACAAAAAGAAAGTACTTGACTTTGTAGAACTATCTGATAAGGGTTTAAAGATGCAGAAAGAACAACAACACAGAATGAAACCAATAAGAAGAAAATCTGATGGTAAAGTATTTAGTGGTATGATTCAACTATGTAGGGAAACAGGAATCAATCGTTCTTCATTATCTTTAGCTTTGAATAACAGACCTAATGGTTTGCAGAAATACAAAGATGAATACGAATTTATATCAAATCAAAATAATTAATTATGGAAATAATAGTAATTGGAATATCGTTTAATATATGCATAGTGACATATTTATTAACGCAAATTTTAAAAGAACTTAAAAACAAATAAGATATGAAACAAACAGCAGTAGAATGGTTACTTACTTATTTACCACAAATAGATTATGGTAATGACCCGTATTATATAGATATAATTAACCAAGCCAAAGAAATGGAAAAGCAACAAATTATTGATGCTTATAGCGAAGGCGATATTAATGGAATAATGGGTAATAGAAAAATGGCGGAACAATACTACAACGAAACATTTAAACAACTATAAGTTTTATTTATTATAGATTTAATAATAATAACTTTTTTAAATATGGAAGATAAAAGAAGAAACAACGGTGGTCATAAAACTGCAGGTAGAAAATCTAAAGTTGAAGAGCAAAAGGTAAACAATATTTTTATCCAAGCATTAAAGGAATTATATAATAAAGAAACTGAAGACGAAACAAAGATAGCTTTTGTCAAAGGCACTTTAATGGAATCACAACGTGGTCAATTGTTTATTGCTGAACATATATTTGGTAAGCCAAAAGAAATAGTTGAAACTACTCACAATATTAACGACTTCAATATAAAAGATATATTCAAAATTGATAAGTCTAAATAACAAATATAATCTACTTGGTTCAGATAGTAGGTACTTTGTAATAACAGGCGGAAGGGGTTCAGGGAAATCATATTCTTTGAACTCGTTTCTGCTATTGTTAACTTATGAAGTAGGACACGTGATACTATTTACACGTTACACTTTGACATCTGCAAATGTGTCTATCATTCCTGAATTTATAGACAAGATAGAATCAGCTGATTTAAGCAACGATTTTTATATTACCAAGGATGAAATAGTAAATCTAAAAACAGGGTCTAAAATCATATTCAAAGGTATTAAAACAAGCAGTGGAACACAAACTGCATCGCTTAAATCTTTGGCAGGTGTAACTACTTGGGTATTGGATGAAGCTGAAGAGCTAACAGATGAAGAAGTATTTGAAAAGATAGACTTCAGTATTAGAACCAAAGGTGTACAGAATAGAGTGCTACTTGTATTGAATCCTGCAACAAAAGAACACTTCATATATAAGAAGTTCTTTGAAGACAAAGGAATACAAGCAGGAAGCAATTTAATCAAAGGTGATACTACTTACATACACACAACGTATTTAGATAATATAGAAAACCTATCAGAATCTTTTATAAGTCAAATAGAAAACATCAAGCAAAGAAGACCTGAAAAGTATAAGCATCAAATTCTTGGTGGATGGTTAGACAAAGCTGAAGGTGTAATCTTTAACAATTGGACCATAGGTGAATATAAGCAAGTAGGAAAAAGTATCTTTGGTCAAGATTATGGTTTTGCTGCTGATGAATCAACACTATTAGAATGTAACATAGATACAGCTAATAAGAAGATTTATATTAACGAAAGATTCTATTTGAAAGGATTAACTACATCACAGATATATCAATTAAATAGACAACACGCAAATGATTGCTTAATAGTAGCTGATAGTGCTGAACCAAGATTAATATCAGAACTACAGACTTTAGGTTTAAACATAGTTCCTGCAGTTAAAGGTCCTGATTCAGTTACTTATGGTATTAGTATTTTGCAAGACTACGATTTAGTAGTTACACCCGAATCAATTAATTTAATTAGGGAGTTAAACAATTACTGTTGGTTAGAAAAAAAGTCAAAAACACCACAGGATGCACATAACCATTTAATTGACCCATTGAGATATTGTGTTACATATCAATTGGAAAATAGAAACAAAGGAACTTATTACGTTTACTAATGACATACGCACAAATCATAGCAACTATTCAATGCTACATTCACCACGTTAAAGGGATTGAAGTACCAATTAACTTGCCACGAAACATTGGTGAAATAAAAAAGATGCAGAAAATGTATTTAGTAGCTGAAGAATATTTAAGGGTATAGCATTAAAATAAAAAAATATTTTAAGGTTATATAATTAAATTTTATATATTTGCTGTAACATTAAACAAATAAGAAATGGAATACTACGACTATCAAAACGAATACCCTGAAAATGAATGCAGGTATTGCGGTGAACCTTGTGAAAAAACATATTGTGATAAGCAATGTGAACGAGCAGATGAAGATTAAGTTTTAATTAAGTTGGTTAAAGAGGTGGTCAGAAATGGCTGCCTTTTTTGTGTTTAATACAATAATGTAAAATATTTATTAATAAAGAAAAAAACAACAATGAAGATAGAATTAAAAATACCAACTTCACTATCAGAAATAAAGTTGGTGCAGTATCAAAAGTTTTTAGCTATTGCAAAAGACAATGAAGAATCAGAATTTTTGCAGCAGAAAATGGTGCAATTGTTTTGTGGTATAGATTTAAAAGATGTGGCTTCAATACGTTATAAAGACGTAGCTGAAATTACTGCTAATATTAATAATCTATTCACTAAAGAAAATAAGTTTATACAACGCTTTAAAATGGGCGGTGTAGAGTTTGGGTTTATTCCTAACCTTGACGATATGTCTACAGGCGAATATATGGACTTGGATAATTACATTACTGATTGGGACACTATGCATAATGCAATGGCAGTATTGTATAGACCAATTACAAATAAGTTAGGAAACAAATACGAGATAGAACAATATCAAGGTTCTATTACCTATGCTGATGTAATGAAACACGCACCATTGGATGTAGTTCTTGGTGCTATGGTTTTTTTTTACAATTTAGGGAACGACTTATTAAGCAGTACGATAAACTATTTGGAGGGGAATCAGGAGGTGCAGAATATTCTGAACAAGCACAATTTGGAAAACGTTGGGGATGGTATTCAAGTATCTATGCTCTTGCTCAAGGAAACGTTAGAAGATTTGATGAAGTTTCCAAGTTACCCGTACACCAAAGTTTAACTTGGTTGATTTTTGAAAAAGAAAAGACCGAAATAGAAATGAAATTAATAAATAAAAATAAGTAATGAAAGGATTTTACCAAATAAGCCAAGCAATCAAAGACCAATTAGATGCTGATGCTTTTGTAAATACTGTTACCATTGGTGATATATTCAAAGTAGACTTGAACAAGCAAACTATATTCCCTTTGTCACATATAATGATTAATTCAGCAGCTTATAACGGAAGTACTTTTAATTATAGTATTTCTGTTTTGTGTATGGATATTGTAGATGAGTCTAAAGAAGAAGTAGAAGATATATTTGTAGGTAATGACAACGAGCAAGATGTTTTAAACACACAGCAAATGGTTGCTACAAGATTACTTGAAATGTTAAGACGTGGTGATTTATTTGATGATGGTTACCAACTTCAGGATGGTGCAAGTATAGAATACTTTGTAGACCGATTTGAAAATAAAATTGCAGGAGTAACTGTTACTATGAATGTGATTGCACAAAATACTATGACTATCTGCTAATATGGCACAAGAATTAAAAGAAGTAAATGCAGTATTAAAACGCTTTAAAGATTACGTTATACAACAAAGTAGAAGCAATCTATCTAAAGGCGGTAAGAACGTTTCTAAAGAACTATATAATAGTTTGAAAGGCGAAGTGCTTACTGAAGATAATTATTCAATTGTGGGCTTTTCTATGGCTGAATATGGACAATTCCAAGACCAAGGTGTTAGAGGTAAAACAAGTTCTTTAAAAGCACCTAAAAGTCCGTTTAGATTTGGTTCAGGTACAGGAAGAAAAGGTGGTTTAACTAAAAGTATATTAAAATGGGTACAAGCGAAAGGTTTCCAATTCCGAAACAAAGAGAGTGGGAAGTTTATGAGTTATCAGCAAACAGGGTATCTTATTACTCGAAGTATTTTTCACAAAGGAATTAAACCAAGCTTGTTTTTTACTAAACCTTTTGAAGCAGGATATAAGAAATACATAGACACTGATTTAATGAAGGCATTCGGTCAAGATGTAGAAACAATGGTAGATTATAATTTAAAAGATATAAAATAAAATGGTAATATTTACAAGAAGCCCATACTTCATAACGATTAACGAAACAGGGCAAATAGGTTCTAAAATAGAATTAAGAATTTGGAATGGTACAGGTTCAGCGCCTACAGATGCAACTTACACATTTAGTAAAGCTATTGCAAGTACAACTCAAATAGAAAACGTCTATAACATCAGCCCATTCATAAAAGAATATATTGATAATGTAGCACCCGATTACGCTGCAGGTGAAACTGATTCTATTTTAATGTGGGCAAACGTAGAAGTTAAACGTTTTGAACAAACTGAAGAAGGATATTCTTTGTTAGATACTACTACTTATTTAGGGACTAATGGCTACACCCAATTTTTAGATGGGTATAATTATACAGACCCTTCAAATACATTTGTGTTATTGTCGGATAGAACAAAAGAAATTAAATACGACATTACAAAATCTATTCCTTATGTTAACGTATTAATCAAGCCTGAAAGTGGTGATGTAATAGAAGCAAAGTATAAAGATTTGCGTGGTCGTAATGAAGTAGTAGTTGGTTACACAGAAACAAAAGGAATGCTTAAAATTCCATTATCAACTACAAACGTAAAATACAAAAACGGGAACACACTAACTATTTCTTATAACGATACAGATTACATTTATAATGTGATGCCAATTTGCGAACCTAAATATGAACCTGTGGTTTGTTCATTTATTAATCGCTTTGGTGGTTGGCAATTTTTAACGTTCTTTAAGGCGCAAACTAATAATATTAATGTTAAGGGTAGTAACTTTAATTTACTGCAGGATTCAATCAATTATAACACGTCTAAAGGGCAAAGTAAATCATTTAACATTAATGGTAAACAATCGGTTAAATTAAGTTCAGGATTTGTGCCTGAAAACTATTCTGATTTAATCCAAGATTTGTTGTTAAGTGAAACTGTTTTATTAGATGGCAAACCTGCTGAAGTTAAAACACAAGCAACCACATTAAAAACTTCTTTAATGGATAAGAATATCAATTACGAAATAGAATTTGATTACGCATTTAACTTAATTAATAACATTATTTAATGGTAACAGTTGGACTTTACATATATATAGATGGTGTAGCTAAAAGAATTGAATTATTTGATGATGAAAAAATATCTATAAATAGTTCAGTTCAAAACGCATCTAAAATAGATGTTATTTATACAGATTTTAGTCAATCATTTACAATACCTGCAAGTGAAAGAAATAATAAAATCTTTAGCCATTGGTATGATAATTCTATTGATGGTGGATATGATGCAAGAAAAAGAAAAAAAGCATATATTGAATTAGACACCATACCTTTTAGAAATGGTAATATACAATTAGAAAAAGCTACTATAAAAAATGGTGTTCCTGAAAATTATACTATCACTTTCTTTGGTAGTTTAGTTTCTTTAAAAGATACGTTTGCAGGTAAAAAACTTTCTGAATTAGATTATTCTGCATATAGTATATTGTATGATTCTGCTGCTGTTTTTGATAGGGTAGCTGATGGTGTAAATAACGATGTTAAATTTCCTTTGATTACTTCAAATAGAGTTTGGCAAGATACAGGAACAACTGACAACATAACTACTGCAGGTGGTGCTATATTAACAAATGAATTATTTCCTGCTTTAAGAGTTAGCAAAATATTTGAGGCGATAGAAACAAATTACGGGATAAATTTAACAGGTAATTTTTTAACTGACCCAAGATTTACAAGGGCTTTTTTATGGTTAAAGAATGCTGATACATTTGTAGCTAAAAGTAATGATTTACAATTTGACTATATTAGTTATGACTTTGGTGGTCAATACCCTATTAATGATTTAGTTACTGTAGATTTAGCAGCTAACACTTTTGAGTATTTTGGTTTAATGCCTGATATAAATTATTGTACTGCTTCATTTAGACCAACTTGTAACGTAGCAGGTGTTCAATGTTATTTTAATGTTTATAGAAACGATGTTTTACTTTACACAGTCCCTTTTATATCTTCTACTTCAGAGATAATTGCGGGTGCAATATTCCAAGATATTTCTACATCTACACCATTCGGGGCAGGTGTAATTAAAGTTACTGTTAATAGCGATACACCAATTACTTTTACTTCGAAAATTCAATTTATAGTTGAATATGTAGACCCAAGCACAGGAACTGTATTGGATAATGATAATTACATATATGCAAGTAATCCACAATCGACTACAGCTAATTTAAATCTAAAGCTTTATATGCCTGATATAAAAGTAGAAGATTTCTTTAGTGGAATATTAAAAATGTTTAACCTTACCTGCATAGGATATGAAGAAAACGTTTATACTATTGAACAAATAGAAGATTGGTATGATGCGGGTGACATATTAGATATTACACAACACACCATTTCAGATGATGTAGACATTAGTAAATTAGAAACATTTAAAAAGATTAACTTCAATTATACAAAAAGTGAAAGTTTAATGAACGTTGCTTATTTATCTGCTAATGGTTTTGAATATGGTGATTTAAAAGCTGATTTAAATTCTGAAGGTAGTGAATATAGTGTTCAATTACCTTTTGAAAATTTACTATTTAATAAGTTTACAGGTCAAGCTTTACAGGTAGGGTATTCTTTAAAGACTGATTTAAAAGCTTATATACCTAAACCTATTATTTTATATGACTATGGAACTTTACAAGCTTGTAATTTATATTTAAAAGGTTCAGGGGCTGCAGGTAACATTATAACTTATAATGCATTTGGGCAAGATACAATAGTTAGTGGAGTAAATCATTCATTAAACTTTGGTTTAGAAGTTAGTAGTTTATTATTAGCACCAATACCTAACAGCTTATATGCTGATTACTACAAAGACTATTTAGAAAATATCTATAATCAAAAGGCAAGAAAGTATAACATAAAAGCTTTATTACCTATTAGCTTATTAACTTCTATTAAATTAAATAACAGATTGATAATACGGGATAAGCGTTATATTATTAATAATATGAAAATAGACTTAACTACAGGTGAAGTAGATTTTGAATTAATAAACGATTTTAGAATACTATGATAAAAGAAATATTAAATCTGTTAATGTTAGATAATCATTACGGACAAAGTGAAACAATAGAAATAGCTAAAGGTAAATACGAAATACCTACAACTTGGAGTAAAGGAATAAACCAAATTAAAAGACAATGGAAAATAAAATAGTAAATCTTCAAGTTAATGATAATATTGACGAAACTACAAAATCGGTAGTTAGTTTAAAAACGCAATTAAGACTTGCACAACAAGAGGTTGCAGAATTATCTGATAAGTTCGGCGCTACTTCAAAAGAGGCTGTAGAAGCTGCTAAAAAAGCCGCTATTTTAAAAGACAGAATAGGTGATGCTAAAGCTTTAACTGATGCATTTAATCCTGATGCTAAATTTAATGCGTTAAGTTCATCTTTGGGTGGTGTAGCAAGTGGATTTGCTGCATATCAAGGTGCAATGGGATTAGTTGGTGTTGAAAGTAAAGATTTAGAAAAGCAGCTTTTAAAAGTTCAATCTGCAATGGCTATTGCTCAAGGATTGCAAGGTCTTGGGGAAGCAAGAGATTCTTTTAAACAATTAAAAGCGGTAGGTGTAAACGCATTTAACGCTATTAAAACAGCTATTGGTGGAACAGGTATCGGTCTAATTGTAATCGCTGCAGGTGCTATTTACGCATATTGGGATGACATTAAAGAGGCAGTTAGTAGTGTAAGTGCTGAACAGAAAAATTTAAATGCAATATCTAAACAAAATTTAGATACAGAGCAGAAAAAATTAGACACTATTGGTAGCCAAGATAATATCTTAAAATTACAAGGCAAAAGTGAAAAGGATATTTTAAAAATTAAAATAGCACAGACTGACCAAGTAATAAAAGCATCTGAAATACAAATAGTTCAATCTATTGCTACTGCAAAAGCACAAACTGAAGCAGCAAAAAGAAATCAAGATATTTTAACAGGTGTTTTAAAATTTGTTAGTTTACCATTAACTTTACTTTTAAAAACAGTAGATAGTATCGGTAAAGCTTTAGGAAAAGATTTTGGTTTAGAAGATAAAGTTTTCGGTGGTTTATCTTCACTTGTGTTTGACCCTGTAAAAGTTAAAAAGGAAGGCGATGCAGTAGTAGCTGAACAGCAAAAAGCTTTAGAAAAACTAAAAAATGATAGAGCAGGTTTACAGCTATCTATTAATTCAATAGAAAGACAAGCATATGATGACGCTAAAGTAAAAAGAGATAAAGATTTAAAAGAACAAATCGAAGCAGGTAAGACTGCTTTAGAAGAAAAGAAAAAAAGATTACAAGAAGAGAAAGACTTTTTACTTCTTTTAGATAATGCGGGAAGAGAAAAACGTGTTAATGATGCTTTAGAAAAGGAAGCAGCGGATGCTAAAGTTTTAGAAGATGCTACAGCAATGGTAGACGCTTTAGAAGCTGAAGCACAAAGAAAAGAAGATAACGAAAAGAAACGCAGCGAAGATTCTATTAAGAACGCACAAGCAGAAGCAGACGCAAAAAGAAATATTAATAATATAGCAATTCAGTCGGCTCAAGGTTTAGTTGGAATTCTTGCAGGTTTAGGAGAAAAAAACAAAGGAATACAAAAAGCAGCTTTATTAGCAAATAGTGCTTTATCTATTGCTGAAATTATAAACAATACAAACGTAGGTTCTTCTAAAGAGGTTGCAACAAAAGGTATATTTGGTTTAAGTACTTCAGCAGTTTTATATGCAAAAATGGGTATAAGTATTGCATCTGTATTAGCTGCTACTGCAAAAGGATTAAAAGGTCTTGGAGGTGGTGGTGCTGTTAGTGGTGGAGGTGCAAATCAAGGTGGGGCAGGAAGTTCAGCTCCCGCTCCTTTAGCTGCAGCCCCTTCATTTAACGTAGTAGGTACTTCAGGACAAAATCAAATTGCACAATCATTAGGAAATCAACCGCCTGTAAAAGCCTTTGTAGTAAGTAACGATGTAACAACTGCACAAAGTTTAGATAGAAATATTGTAAACACAGCTACAATAGGAAATTAACAAAAACCAAATAATTTAATTTATAAATAAAAATAAAATGCGAATAGTAGAATTAATTATAGACGAGAAAGAAGATTTAGCAGGTGTAGACGCTATTTCTGTTGTAGAATTTCCTGCAATAGAAGAAAACTTTATAGCACTTAACCAACAATTGCAATTAGCTAAAGTGGATGATGAAAAACGTATCTTAATGGGTGCTGCTTTAATTCCAAATAAAAACATCTATAGAAGAAATGGTGATGACGAGTATTACATTTTCTTTTCAGATGCTACAGTAAGAAAAGCAAGTGAATTGTTCTTAATGAATAGCAACCAAAATAACGCTACATTAGAACACGAAAGTAAACTACAAGATTTGTCTGTAGTTGAATCTTGGATTGTAGAAGATACTGAAATGGATAAATCTAAAAAATATGGTTTAAATGCTTCAGTAGGTACTTGGATGGTTTCAATGAAAGTAAATAACGATACTATTTGGAATGACTTTGTTAAAACAGGTAAGGTTAAAGGATTTTCTATAGAAGGTATGTTTGCTGATAAGTTAGAAATGAGTTTGCAAAAAGAACAAGAAGAAGAATTAATCAACAAAATAAAAGAAATAATTCAAAAACACAGTGTTTAATTTTAAAAATATACTTATGAAAAAGTCAACTTCTCCAAAAGGAGGTAATCGTGGATGTTTATGTAAAGATAATACATATAAAAAAGATTGTTGTAATGGTGAGATTTCAGAACAAGGAATTGGTAGTACTATTCAACAAGGAGGAGCTACTATTACAATAATTGATGGTGTAAAAACTATAGTTAGAAGTAACGGGTAAATATATAAGGGTAGTTTAATAGCTACCCTTTTTTAATATTTAGAACTTTTTTTAAGATTATCAGCAGCCCATAATGGCTGAAAGTTACTATAATGATTTAACTCTATAACTTCTTTTTCTGTATTAGCTAAAATTAATGGTTTTATGTGGTCAAGGTGCCATTTGCCATAATTTTCAAAATCCATTCCTTCAGTAAATTTAGATTTAATAAATAAAGAAAATTCTTCTATTGTACAACCTAATATTTTTTCTGATTTTGCTCTTTTAGTAAATTGATTATTACCACGTTTAAAAGAACTACTAATTAAACTTCTAACATTAGATTTAAATCTAAATATG